CGGTACGGCCGATCGTCGCGACCTGCGCGGCGTTGAACGCGGTGATCGCGTCCATGTTCGCCTTCAGGGCGTCCGCACGATCCTGCGCGGCCTTGACGGCGTCACGATTGGCCTTGGTGTCGAGCAGGGTGATGTCGTAGCCCTGCTCCTTCAGCCCGTTCAACTTGACCTGGAAGTCGGCCTCGTCGTTGAGGTTCTTCAGGCGCATCGCCGAGATGTCGCTGGTCTGCTGCTCGATGCGGACCTGCTTCGCGAAGGGATTGGCGGCGTCGTCGGCGAGTTGCTTCAGGCGCTCGTATTCCGCCTTGACTTCTTCCGGCTTGATGAAGTTCGCCAGACCCTTGTCGTGAAGGTTCTTCTGCGCCTCGGTCAGCTTCTCGATGTTCAGGACGAACTCGTTAAGCTGCGACTTCGCTTCCTGACCGGGATTGTGCTGCCCGATCATCTTCTGGTAGCTGGCGATCGCGGTGTCGAACTTGGTCGTCAGCGTCTCTTCGTCGCCCGGCGAGGCTCCGGTCAGCAGCTTGCCCGAGAGGCCGGTCTGCGCGCCGCCGACGGCGTTCAGCTTGTCCATGACCTGACGCATGGTGAGCGCGCCGGTCTTGTCCTTCGCATTGGCGTAGAAGACGTCCGGGTTCGCCGAGGCAGCGTCCTTGAACTTGTCGGCCGCGATGGCGTTGGGAGTCGCCTCGACCGCCTTCGCCAAATTGGTCGCACCAGACGCGCCCAGGAAGTGGGCGGAGTAGATTTCTCCACCGGTCGCTTCGCGGCCGAGGTGGGCTTGCAGGAAAGAGCCATTGATCTTCGCCAGACGCGCAGCCGCAACCGCCGCCTGCTCGGGATCGTAGCGGTCGGCAAGTTGCAGGCGCTCGGCGGTGTCGTCGTTGAACTGGAAGAGGCCGCCGGCCGTTCCGACCAGCTTGCCATTCTTGTCGTGCGGGCGCGCGTTCGGGTTGAAGGACGATTCCTTGTACGCGATGCGCGTCAGCAGGGCTTCGTCGACGCCGGTGGCGGACGCGGCCTTGTGGATTGCGGCGGCGATCGCCGGCGGCGCGGACGGAACATTGCCCGATCCTGCGGTCTTCGCGGCGGCGCCCGCCGCCGTCGCGGCCGTGGCGGTCGCCTGGGCTGCGGCAGCGGTATTGCTCGCGGCGGTCGCCTGACTGCCGGCGGTCTCATTGATCTTCGACAGGAGGTCGGCGAGCGTGGGGATCGTCTTGTCGCCGAGGCTCAAGCGGCGGTTAAGCTGCTCGATCTCGCCGCGTGCCTGTTCGTCTTCCTGCTGCTTCTGCGAAACGGCAAGCTGCTCTTCGGCGTCCTTGTAGATCGCCTCGGCCGACGCATCGACCGTCGCGCCGCCGGCGCGCTTGTCGGCAGCCTGCTGACCGGCGCCCACGATCTGGTTGTAGTTCGCGACCGAGTCGAAAATCTTGAAGTCGTTCTTGAGTTGCGACCCCAAGTCCTTCCACTGGTCGCCGATGTCCTTGCCGATGCCGCCCAGGACATCCTTGGCGCCGGAGAAGTTGCCGTGCGCGGCCTTGTAGATCGCGATGCCGAGGTCGGCGATCAGCGTGATCACCGTGGCGACAATGGTGCCGAAGACCTTGCCGATCGACGAGGCGAGCGTGAACAGCCCGCCGATCACCGTCTCGGTGCTCGCCAGGAACAGGGCCACAACCTTGCCCCACGCAACCGTCTGGCCTTCGAACTTGTCGCCGAAGCCCAGCAGGCCGCCGAACCACTTGCTGATCTTCGTGGAGACGGAGTCGAGGAAGCCGCCGGTCAGGTCACCGACCTTGACCTTGTTGCCGGCCTTCGTGCGGAACTCAGTGATCTGATCGGAGAACACCGCCAGGGCGACGCCGGCCGCGATCGCGATCGTGCCGATGCCGGGCAGGATCGCACCGAACTTGGCGATGCCCTTGGCGGCGAGTTCAACACCGCTCTTGGCGACGTTGCCAGCCGCCGCGCCGAAGCCGGTAACGGCCACGCCGAGCTTTTCCATCGCGGAGGTGGACTTCGCGATCTCTTCGGCCTTCACGACCTTGGTGACGCCGGCGGCGCCGAACGCGCTCGCGAACGGCGCGACCCGCCCCATCGGCCCGGCCATGCGACCGCCCACAAGGCTCGCGTCCATGCCGCCGAAGTAACCGTTCGGCTTCAGCAGCGCGCGGCGCGCGGCCTCGGCTTCCACCGCAGCCATGGAGCCGCCGGCGGCGATGCCGGTGCCGTAGCTGGAGAAGTTAGAGAACTTGGTCACCACGGGCGCTTCGGCTGCGATGGTCGTTACGGGCTTGCGCGCCCACGGCCAGATCGAACCTGCCGCCGCGCCGGCGGCAGCAGCACCCTTGGCGCGCAGATTGTAAGGCGCCGCTGCTGCCAATTGGGCAGCCGCTTGCTCCTTGGCGGCGGCGGCATCCGCGCGCCGGCTGGCGGCGGAGATGACTGAGGCCCTGGCGTTAGCCAAGGTCTCCTTGCTCTGCTTAGCGATCGACGCCGTCAGGATGTCGGCCTTGCCGACGAAGTCCATGAAGGAGCCGGCGATCTTCAGACCCAGGATCGCCTTGAAGCCCAGGACGACGGAGTCCAGGTGCGTCGCTAGGAACTCCAGGCCCTGCGTCAGGGCGTGGACCATGCTGGCGAGGTTCTTGCCCATGGTGTTCGCGAGTTCCGCGACCTTGGGCTGGAGGTGTTCGATACCGTCCTTGTCGACGTACACGAGCTTGTCGTGCAGCCCTTGCAGGCCGGTCGACAGCGCGCCCAGGAAGCCGGCGTTGCCGACCTCGCGGGCGAACAGGATGAAGGAGTTCTTCAGGGTGTTGAAGGCGGCGTCCGGCCGCAGCTTCACGAGGCCCAGCAGGGGCTTATACATCGCCTCGACGGTCCGCGCGTACTCGGGCACGAACGTGTTCGAGAAGATTTGACCCTTCTGCATCTGCTGGAAGAATTCAGCGACGGAGATGTAGCGGCCGAGCAGGTGCGACAGCGCGGTGGCGCCGAGCGCGGCGTTACCCGGAATTTGCTGGCCAAGCTGGCGGTTGAATTCCTTGGAGTGGACCGTACCCTTCTGCATCATTTCGGTCAGCGCGAAGAACGCGAGGCCGGTCTGGTGCGAGTCGGCGCCCACGACCTGCAAGGCCGTGCCGATCGAGCGGTAAATGTCGTTGGTCTGCTTCAGGTCGATGCCCGAGGCCTTGGCGGAGATCGAGAAGCGGCCGTAGGCTTCGATGGCCGACGACATCGACAGGCCCAGGCGGTCGGTGATCGCGATGAACTCGTCGGTCGCCTTGTGCGCGCCCTCCATGGTTCCGGTCTGGAACAGCAGGGCCTTTTGCAGCTTCAGCAGTTCGACGTTGGCATCGTAGAGGCCCTTGACGAACTGGCCGACCGTGAAGGCCGAGAACATCGCCGAGAAGACCGTGCCCAACTGGTAGCTAAGCTTGAAGCGGTCGCCGAGCACGCTCAGGCCGTTGCCGACGGAGCCGAACGCCTTGTTGGCGGTATCGGCGTGGCCCGGCGTCTCCTTGAGCGCCGAGTGCAGCTTGCGGGTACCGGCTTCAGCCACCGTCATCGCAGGCGCGATGCCACGCACGCCCTTGGGCAGCGTGTTCATCGCCGCGCCGGCGCGGCCGGCGGCGGCAGCCACCATGTCAAGTTCGCGGACGATCGCCGCCGCGTTGGGGACGCCCTTGGCGGCGTTCAGCACCTTGAACATCGTCTCCAGGCGCGTGATCGCGGCGCTCGACGGCACCTTCATGCCGGCGACCGTTGCGAAGAAGCGCGAGAGGGATTCGGTGTTGCGGGTGGCGCCGCCGGCCTTGAAGTTACCGAGCACCTTGAGGAGTTCGTTGATCCGCTGGACCGAGCCTGCGGCCGGGGCCTTGGCGGAGCCAACGGCGTTCAGGAACTCAGTCAGGCGCGCCGCGCCGCTCGGAACCTTGACCGTCGACAGGGTCGCGGCCAGCGTCTTGATCGAAGTGATCTGCTTGGTGTCGACGGCCTTGGCACGCGACAGGGCGTTCAGTGCGTTCGCGAAGTCCCGCACGTGCTTCGCCGGGTCGCCGGAAAGCTGGACCTTACCCAGCAGACCGGCGACCTGGACGAACTTCTCCATGGAGCCCATGGAGGTCTTGAGAGCGCGGTCGACGCCGGACATGCCGGTGGCGAACGACTTCTCCATCTTCCCAACCGCATTGCCCGCCTGATCGAGCGCGCGCGCCAGAGCGTCCAGGTCGGCGCGAGCCTCCTTGGAGTCGATCTGAAGCTTAAGCGGTTGAGTGTCCATTTACCCCTCAACGCCTAGGTCCAGGTCGACCCTTCGATCCTGGACGTGGAGGCGTGCCATTGTTGTTTCGCTTCCGCTCTTCCTCGTCTTGAGCCTTCTTGACGAACTCCATGTACTTCTCGTCCAGGCGTTCGATGTAGTAGAGGAAATCTTGGCGGTGCGAATAATCGAAGCTGTGGAGTCGGCAGTAAGCTTCGATTTCGGAAAGGGGGATGCGGAGCGGGCCGGAAAATCCTTGGGGCCGCGCACCCGAGAGGCGCCAGAACCCGTTCCATGCCCACCTGAGGTCTTGGAAGACCTCGACCGGAGGCGGTCCGCTCGGCTCCAAGGGCGGGAGCCCCTGTGCCGCGCGGACCTCATTCTTCCAGGCCAGATTGGGATCGGGTGGGTTCGAGAGCGCGCTATCGAGTGCGCTTACGAGTTTCCCGAGCCTTCCTCCTTGGCTTCGTCACGGAAGTTCTGCCCTTCGAGGCTGAACTGGATGACGAAGGAGGCCATCTTCGGCAGGGCCTTCAGGATGGCGTAGGCCTCGTCGGCGGAGTAGGGGACCACCTCGCCGGCGGCGTTCTTGACGTTCTTCCAGTCGGCGATCACGGCGCCCGAGAGCACCTTCAGGCCGATCTCTTCGTTCTTGTCCTCGGGAATCTTGCCGCCGACGCGCACCAACTGCGCATAGGGCTTCATCAGATTCTCGCGGAGGTCCGCGACGGCCTTGGCGCCGAACGCGCGAATCTTGAACGCGGTGCCTTGCCCGAGATCGACCCAACGGCCTTCTTCCTCGGACTCCTTGTCCGACGCGAAGATGTCGAACAGATTCAGTGCTTCAACCATGTCGGGGTAGTACCTTTTTGTCAGGGAGGGGTGGGCGCGCAGGCCCCGACTCCTGCGCGCCCTGCTCAGCGCTGAGACTTCCGTAGCCCGAGGGCAATGGGTCGTCTGTCGGGGATAAAGGGTCCGGGAGTCACGTTTCGGGGGAAACGTGACTCGCCGATTATGCGGTGGTGGCGAAGACCGAGGAGAAGCGGTCGACCTGGAACTCGCACTGCGTGGCCGGGTCGCGCTTCGCGCCGAACGCCATGTTCTCCATGACGTCCTGATTGCCGCCGGGCGGGTTCACGGTGTCGGTCGTGAAGTTCACGGCCGGCACGGTGTACTCGTAGTGGCTGCCCAGCACGTCCTCGATGAAGAACTCGATCGCGACGGTGTCGTGCTCGATGAACTTGTCCCACAGGGTGCCGTCCGCGAAGTAGGCCACGAGGTTGCCCGTGATCTCGATGCGGCCGGCGCCGACGCCGGCGGGGAACTTGTGCCCGACCGCGTTCTGGTCGCGCAGGTTGTTCGTGCCGTTAAGGGTAATGGACTGGACGGCCGTCGACAGCACTTCGCCGTTGATCTTGATCTCGCCGACGTTCACCGTGGCGTTCGCGACCGGGGTCGACGTGGTGCCGAGCACGGTGTACGGCGCGGTTCCCAGCTTGGTGACACCCTGACGGATCGTCTGGCGGCCCATGAAGCCGAAGGAGCCGGTCAGGATCGCGTTGGAGGCGATGGAGTAGTCGAAGGTCGACACCCGCAGGCCGTCCGCGAGCCAGAACTGGTCCACGTCCTCGAAGCCCGTCTCGATCGTGAAGGACTGCGGCGTGATGTCGGCCGCGACCGACGGGTTCCGCAGCATGGAGCCCTTGATCGTCACCGCCAGCGAGCCGGCGTTGGAGAAGGTCGAGGGCGCCGGGCTGACCGTCAGCACGTCGTCGGTCGCCGAGGAGACGGTGAACACGCCATGCAGGGTGGCGTCACCGCCGGAGAACTGCGTGACCGTGATCGCCGCGCCGGCGTCCAGGACTTCCAGGATGGAGCCGCCGGTCCGGTTCAGGTTCTTGATCGTGACGGTGTGGCCGGCGATCGTCGCCGAGATGTTCAGTTCGCCACGGACGCGCTTGTGGTTCAGTTCGTCGCAGAAGTTCTGCGCGGTCGCGTCGTTGCCCGAGCCGAGATCGACGCCGTCGACCGCGTTGGAGAAGCTGCCGCCGAACTGGAAGACCAAGGTCTTCGCGCCGTCGGACACCGAGACCTTGGAGCCGGCGGTGGGCTGGCCCGTGAAGGCCACCGTGCCGGTCTCGATGCCGAGGCCGTCGACGTAAATCTTCTGACCGACCGAAAGCTGACCGGCCGCGATCGCGGCGGCGAAGGCGTTGCCGCCGTTCGAGTCGAACGCGCTCGCCCCGCCGGTGCCGGCGCGGATCGCGGTGTTCTTCAGGATGATGACGTCATTGGCGTCGAACATCGTGGTCGTCGCGGAGCCGAGTTCCGGCGTCGCGGAGGCGGCCGACACGGTCACTTCGGTGCGGTTGGCGCCGCTGTTGAAGGTGATCGCGCTGATCTGGAAGTAGTCGTTGTTCGGCGTCTTCAGGAAGCCGTCGGTCTTGATGCGGCGGCCGGCGAAGAAGTAGTTGGTGACGTCGGTGCCCTTGATGTAGAGCGTCGAGGCGTCGTGCCATTCCAGGTTCACGCCCTTGACCGAGTCGTAGGTCATCGGACGGGTCCAGTGTCCGTAGACGAAGGACTCCAGGAAGTCGTCGTGCGAGCCGGCCGAGAACTCGACCTTGAAGTCGCCGGCGGTGTTCGCGCCCGTTTCGATGTAGTCGGCGACCATGCGGTCCGCGCGGATTTCATCCGAGATCGCGGTCTGCTTGTTGGCGTTGATGGTCGAGCCCGTGTAGCGCAGTTCGCGCGTGACACCGGTCGACGGCGTGGAGCCCCAGCCGTGATCGTCTTCCTTGATGTAGCGAAGGCGAGCGCGGTTGGAGTCGGCGAAGATTTGGACCATTGGTCACCATTCCAGCGGGTTCGAGACAAGGGGGTGGCTTGGCAGCGACCGCCCCGGTCTGCGCGCCGATGACGTGGACCCTACTCGAAAAGCCCGAGAATGTCAAGATTAACGGCGGTCGTTGCCAGTCATCCTGGCAATCACCCGTTAGGTGCGGAAGTCGGCCGCGTCCGGGTCCTTGTGGTAGAAGTGGAAGACGCCGTCCACGCACACCCGGTAGAAGCCATTCTGCGGCTTCTGGAACGGCGTCTTGACGTTGGCGACCAGGGTCTTCACGTACCCGTCGGGATCGACCAACCACTCCTTGCGGGAGAACTGCTTCTTCAGCTTGTCGCCCAACGCGAGCGCCGGCCCATCGCCGCCGTTCTCCGGTGCCAGGATGTCGAACTGGAAGATGCCGACGGTCATTTCGAGGCCGGTGTTGGCCCCGAGTTCGCACTGCTTCGAACCGCCGGTCTTAAACCAGAAGCTGGCGTAAAGCTCGTGCTTCGGAGGCGTGAACTGCTCATTCGGCAGTTCCAGCTTATCGCCGCCCAGGCCGATGGCGTTAGCGGCGGCGACCGCCTTCGAGTTCAGCACGCGGCGCAGGGAATTGGATTCATCCATCAGTAGATACCTGCTTCGACCTCGGCGATCGCCAGCCTGACGATCCCCTTGTTGCCGTCGACCCGCGAGCGCTCAGGCGTCGGGAGTAGACCATATTCAAGCGCTGCCGCCGAATCCGAGGTGTTGGTGAGGAAGATGTCCACCGGCTTCTTGGCCTTCAGCGCACCCACCAGAGACCGGCGGGGACGTTCTTCGTTGATCGCTCGGCGGGGCTCCATACCCAGCGGCATCTCATTCGTGTGGCCGGGATCGATGTTCTGCCCGCGCGGCTCCTCGTGCTCCATCTGCGGCGCCACGGTCGACCAGCGCCAGTTCAGGATCGTGTCGCCTTCCCACACCGGGGTGTTCGCCAGGATGCGCTCATTCAGCGCAATCAGGATGGCGTTCTCCTGGCGGGTCACCCTGTCCTCGACCTCCTCGAAGAAGTCCTTGAAGACGTGGGCGAAGGGGTTGTTGATCTGCGCCTTGAGAAGGGAGCCGGAGCCCGCCATGGCTTAGCCCGTGCGGACCTGGAGGATCGTCACCACAGCGGCCGGATCGGAAAGGCGCTTGACGATCGTCCAGATGATGCCGACGTCGTCGACGACGGTATCGGACTGCTTCGGCTCGACCGGCAGGTCTTCGCTCGGGAAGATCATCTTCATGTCGGTCAGCAGCGCCGGATCGCGGTCGATCTGGCGCTCGCTGAACTTCGCGAACACCACCATCGGCAGGGTGTAGTTGGTGGTCACCCGCGTGGACGTGCCGCTGTCCAGGTCGCGCGTCGGCGCGCCGGCGACGCTCTTGTAGGAGCAGACCTTCGGGATGTCGTCCATCGCCTTGAAGGCGGACTTCACCGCCCGGCGAATGGTGGCCTTGAGCGCCACCGGTTAGGACCGCACGATGCGCTTGAAGCCGGGGCGCAGGCCGGTGTTGCTGTTGCCGAGTTCGGTCAACATCGCGACGATCGTCGGCGGGATGTAGGCGCGCCGGTAGTCGGTGTCGAACTTGATGTCGATGACGTCGACCTGGATTTCCTTGAACTGGTCGTTCTCGCGTGGCGCCGTCCAGTCGTCGGACATCAGGTAGACCGCGAACTCGACGGTGGCCTCCTTCAGGATGCGCGGGATCACGTCGTCCGCGATCTGGAAGCCGTCTTCATCGTAGACGCCGGCGCGGGGCCACTTCAGCCCCGAGTCCTGGTCGACCCGCTGACCGTTCCACTTGAAGCGGAAGTCGAGCACCTTGGAGGAGCGCACGAGCAGGCGCTGCTTGTCCTCCTCCTCCAAGGCGAGCCAATCGGCGGAGGCGTGGATGTTCGCCTCGACGTAATCGTCGGCGAAGGCGACATCGGCATAGGAGGTGGCATCGGAATCGGCTTCGCCGGTCTCGACCACAAACGAGAACGCCATCGACTTTCTATTCGCTCCAGGAGGTGTGAGTCACGTTTGGTGGGTTTCGTGACTCAACGCACACGATGAAGGAAATCGGGGCGAGTGTCAACATTACTGGCATTCGCCGCCTGATGCTCAAGGCGCCGGCGACGCTCAGCGATCGCCTTGACCCAGGCCTTCGCGAGCGCGGAGCGGACGACGTCGTCCTCGCTGAACTCGATGATGTCCATGATCGCGTGCCGGTCGGCGAGATCGGTGATCTCTTCCAACCCGGAGTTCGGGATGTCGACCTGTCCCGGATCGCCGCAGACGATGACCTGGGAGTCCTCGCCGGTCCGGGTGAGGAACAGGGTGAGGTCTTCGAACGTGGCGTTCTGCGCCTCGTCGAGGATGATCACCGAGCTATCGAAGGTGCGTCCACGCATGTATTCGAACGGCACGATCTCGAAGCGGCCCTCGGCCTTCCACTTGTCCAGGGTCTGGCCGGAGACCTCGGCGCGGATGCCCTCGATCACCGGCGTCAGCCACGGCTTCATCTTCGCGTCGATGTTGCCGGGCAGGAACCCGATCCCATGCTCGCGCTTGGAGACGGTCACCCGGCTGACGATGATCTTGTCGATCTCGCCCTTGATCAGACGCTGCGCTGCGATGCGGGCGGCGAGGTAGGTCTTGCCGGTGCCGGCCGGGCCGATCGCAATGACGCTCTCGCCTTCGCGCAGCACATCGAGATAGTCCTGCTGCGCTTCGTTCTTGGCGACGAGGGGCTTGGCGTTCTGGCGATTGTCCTTGGCGTTCCGCTCGGCGCGCCGAGCGGCGCGAGCCTGAGCCTTGGTGGGGTGGGGAGGACGCTCGAAAGGGGAATCCTTGTCGAGTGGGTGGTACGCGGTGTCAGTCAAGCGTCGATCCCTTTAACGGCGCTGGAGGAAACTAGGACGGACCCTCCAGTTTGGAGTGGGTCCGGCAGTAAGCGAGGTCGACGCGGAACTGGTCGAACAGCTTTTCAACGATGGCCAAATTCTCTTCGGTCATATCCTCCAAACAGGCTTCGACAAGAGCGTCGGAACCCCTGATCATGCTCTGGTGGCGCAGGTCGAATTCCCGTTCGCTCGCCAAAACCGTAGACACGGCCGCCGCCGGCGCAATTTCACTCGCGACCATTCCGTTCATCTTCCCCCTCCGAGGGTTCTAAGCACGCTTAAAACAACGTATGGAGAGGTTATGCCCGAGTCGGCATTTCTGGCAATGGCCTAGTTCTCGTAAACTCATGCGGCGGTTGACCGCACAACCTTCGCGTTAGTGAATGTGCGTGCTCATGAGGGTGACGATGACGCCGATGATCGCGGCCAGCAGCGCCGATCCGCCGACGGTCAGCGGGGCGATGATGACTTCCATGCGGGTCAGGCGCTTCTCCAGCGCGAGCTTGTCGGCGGCGGCCACGGCGGCGATCGCCGCCAGGGCCTGGGCGGCGGCGGCGTCGGCGCGGGTGCGTTCTTCCGTCGCGGCCGTGCTGGCGGCGGCCAAGGCGAGGGCGGCTTCCCGTTCGACGCGGGAGATTTCATCTTGGGCGTGGCGCAGGTCGGCTTCCAGCGCGGCAACCTTCTTGGGCTGGTCCTGCGCCTCGATCCGGATCAACCGCTCGCGGACTTCACGCATCTCATGCGTCATGTCCCGCATCGAGTCGGAGACCCCCTTAAGCTGGGTCCCGATTTCCTCAAACAGGCGCATTTCGATTTCCCGCACTCGATCTGCTGGTGCCGTGCTCCCAGGTTGGTTAGGCATGGGCGGACACTCGACGCACAGGGGCAGCCGTCATCTCCAAGTCCGCTTCCGCTAGAACGGAGCGAAGCTCGTCGAGAAGCGCATTGTAGCGCTCCGGCTTCCAGTTGTGGGTGGGGCCATCGGTGGTGACGTCCGGCCCGTTGTCGTGTTCCGACACAGCCTACGTCCCCGACGGTAGCTACGCGTTGATGATGCCGCGAACGGTAGCCGAAAAGGACGTCAACGTCAAGATTCCTGGCCGTTGGCGCCAGCGGAAAAACATCTTGACGTTGAATCACAAAGCCCCCGCTCGCACCGGGGGCGAACGAGGGCTTTGCTTGACGACTTTGAGGAGCCGAAGGATGACCTGCTCACGAAGAGCCCCGGTGATCACCATCTGCGACCGCGCTTAGACATCTAGCCCAGGCGGGAAGGCTTGTCAACTAAACGCGTCCAAGATCGTTGGCGCCGGCGGCCGGGCTCGAACCGGCGACCTGGGCTTTAGGAAAACCCCGCTCTTCCTGCTGAGCTACGCCGGTGCATCCTGGCGCCCTGGAGTCGACTCGAACGACCATTTTCAACTCCGCTTACGGCTGTCAGCTTCGGAAGCTGGGCCGGTTACCAGGGCCTCAGAAAGGTGGCGCCCGAGGCAGGATTCGAACCTGCATTTGCACCTCCATTACGGATAGCGGCTTCGTAGACCGAACCGGGTACTCGGGCGTGGCACTCACTGTAGGGGTCGAACCTACGACCTCCGGTTCCGCAAACCGGCGCTCTGTCCACTGAGCTAAGCGAGTGTAGTAATTGGCTCCTCCAGTAGGCCTCGAACCTACAAACCTTTCGGTATCCGATTAACAGTCGGACGCGTCTACCCACTTCCGCCATAGAGGAACAATCTGTATCATGGCTCCCGCCCTTGGTTTCGAACCAAGCTCCACCAGTTTCAAAGTCTGGCTACCTCACCGAGAAGTAGACGGGAACAATATAGTGGATCAGGGTCTAGGACTCGAACCTAGTCTTCCATATTCAGAGTATGGCGTCCTACCTGTCAGACTGGCACCCTGAGCAACTATATTGGTGCGGGATAGTGGAATCAAACCACTCTGTGAGGTATGTGACACCCCCGATCAGTCACTGATCCAATCCCGCTCAGATCAACCGCATCTCCAGTCGATCCGTTGTTGGTGGCGACAGTGGGCTTCGCACCCACGACCTCCCGGTTATCAGCCGAGCGCTCTACTCCTGAGCTATGCCGCGTCAAAAATGGTAGCCGTGGTAGGTTTCGCACCTACGACCTCTAGCTTGTCACGCTAGCGCTCTCCTCCTGAGCTACACGACTATAGTAGATGGTGCCAGCAGGAGCGTTCGCATCTCCGTCTACGGGTTTTCAAGCCGCCGCTATTCTATCTCAGCTATGCTGGCATATTGGTGGGCAGCGAAGGAATTTGCACCCTCACAGTCGAAACGGCGGATTTACAATCCGCTGGGCTCACTCGTGCCCAGGCTGCCCGTGTGGCGGTCGCCCGCCGTGTTCATGGTGATCCTCCTGGATCGGAATTTTGGACAAAGAAAAGGCCCGCCGGTGGGGTTCCGGCGGGCCTTTCACGAAGCTTGGAGAGCGGCGAAGAACTTAGATTTCGTTCTTCCCTTCAAGCATGCGCAAACGGCCCGCACGGAAATTCCGGCGAACTCGAATCTGCTGCACGTTTTGATAGGTCTTGCTCATGGGATGGTATGTCTCACAGATCGCGGGGGCTGTCAACAATTACGTCAATCGAACGATCAGGTCCGGGGTCCAGGTGCCCCAATTGCCTGGGAAAGGGTGATCTCGATAGCGCTCACCGCCGCAGTGCCGGCACATCGCAATCGGCTGGTCGGCCTCGTCGTCGAAGGGTTCACACTCCCCCGTTATGTCGCAGACCGGATCGCCCTCAGGCGTGTCCATTCAGTCGACGCTCATGAGGTAGTCGCCGTTCATCTCGCCACGCACGACGTAGCCCCACGACTCCAGGAGGCGCACCGCGTCCTGGTCACCGACACCGTACCGCCGGGTCGCCACGGTCTTCTTCTGCTCGACGATGATCGGCGGCAGCCAGCGCTTGATGGTCTGCTCGGCGCCGCGCACCACGAAGAGTTCGAAGCCCTCGGTGTCGATCTTGATGAAGTCGACCTGCTCGCTCGCGCCGATCACGTCGTCAAGCCGCCGGATCGTCAACGAGCCGGCCGGGTCGGGAATGACGTGGCTCTTCAGCGAGGTGTTGCCCTTGTGGACTAGGTTCACCTTCTCCTGGCGCTCGCCGAGCCCGAACGCGAAGCGGGTGACGTGCTCGTAGCCCACGTTGGTCGGGGCGCCGATCAGATCGGGGGTGAAATGCTCCAGGTTCAGGCGATAGCACTCCGCCTTCTCCTGGTCGGGATCGAACGCGTAGATGTGCTGGAACCCGTGCCTCAGAAGCTGCATCGTCCACATGCCCACGTGGCTTCCGATGTCGAGCGCAAGGCCTCGCTTGTCGGTGAGCGCCACGGCCGCGTCGACCTTCGTGTGCTGGTATGCCGGGCGGCCGAGTTGGACGCTCTGGTCCAGGAAGTCGTCCGTCCGCTCCTCGCGATCGGGGAGCCAGTAGCCGTGGACTTGCCGCATGTTCAGCCTTCCTTGGGGATCATGATGTGGTCCCAGCCACGAGGGCAGGTGGCGACGTGGCGATAGCCACGCTCCTCCAGCCACGTCTTCGCGGCATAGGGTTCTTCGCCCGCCATCCGGACGTCGTTCTGCTCGATCACGATGACCGGACGCCAGCGCGCGATCGTGTACTCGGCGCCGGCCAGCACCTTCCTCTCGAACCCCTCGACGTCGATCTTCATGTAGTCGACGTTCGAAAGCTGGAAGCTATCCAAGGTGAAGCAGCGCACGACCGAGCGGATCGGATTGATCGCGGGGTCATGGGTGCCGCCGTACATCTCGATCTCGCCGGCCGCATCACCGAGCGCGCAGACGAAATGGGTGACGCGTTCGACGTCGACGTTATGGCCGAAGCTCTTGCGCATGCGCGCGTCGAACGCATAGACGTGCGGGAACTGGCGTTGCAGGTAGCGGGTGTATTCGCCGTCGCGGCAGCCAATGTCGACGGCGTTGTTCGTGCCTCGGAGGTAGGGCAGGGACGCGAGGAACGTCTGCTTGCAGTGGTGCTCGGCGTCAGTGACGACTTCGCCCTTGAGCAGGAACATGTCGCGCTCGATCCAGGAAGGGTCGAGCGTGTTTGGACCGAAGCGGGTCTGTCGGGCGGGGAACGTCATCAGCGCGGCCGGTTCTTGCGCCGGCGCTGATCCGCGAAGCGCTTCAGCGCCATCGTGCGCTTCAGCGGCGATAGATGGTCGATGTGCCGCACGCCGTCCAGGTGGTCGAGTTCATGCAGCACGCACATGGCGGCGAAGTCCTTCGCGACGTAGTGCTGTTCCTCGCCGGCGAGGTCGAAGTAGGCGATCCGCACCGCCGCCGGCCGCGCGATCTCGAAGAAGTTGCCCGGCATCGACAGACAACCTTCCTTCCGGGTCGCGATCTCCTCGGAGGTCTCGATCACCTTGGGATTGATGAAGGCGATCGTGTCCCCTTGCAGGCGGAAGAGGTCCATGACGAAAAGCCGCACGGGCTCTCCGACCTGGATCGCGGCCATGCCGGCGCCGTCGACGGCCCGCGAGGTCTCCAGCAGGTCGGACGCGAGGATGCGGATCGCCTCAGGCACGCCGGCCGAGAGGTCGATGGGCTCCGAAGGTGCGCTCAGGCGCGGGTCGGTGATCGGTAGAATTTGGCGGAAAGCCATCAGGTCGCCTCGGGATCGATCAGCTTGTGGGCGTGGACGATGAAGAACCGCATCAGCGCGTTGTCGACCGTCTGCTGGGCGCGCGCCCGCCAAACCGCGCGGGCGGCCTCATAGTTCGAGAAGGCGCCGACGAACTCGACCTTCGTGAGATCGCGGAACTCCACGTGCTCGACGTCGGCGAGTTCGCCGCCGATCACCAGATGTAGTAGCTGGTCGGACATCAGACCTCCACGACGAGTTGCGGATTGAAGGCGGCGTTCAGTTCGTGGCCCTCATAGCCACGCGGATTGCACAGCACCCGCGTCTCGCACAAGCGGATGTCGAGGCTGTCGTGCATATGGCCGTGAATCCAAAGCTCGGGCTCGTGCTCGCAGATCAGGTTTTCCAGCCGCGAAGCGTAGGCCGGCGTCAGGGCGTGGCCACGATACTTCGGGTGGACGCACTGCTCGCTCGGCGCGTGATGGGTGATCACCACGGTCTTGCCGTCGATCGGTTGGCGCAGGTTCTCCGACAGAAAGAAGCGGGACTCCAGGTGCAGCGTCGCGGTATCGGCGGCCGTCATTAGGCGCCGGTGGTCAAAGCGGATGTGATTGTAGTCGTTCATCTCCCGCTGGGCCAGAAGCTGGTTCAGATGCTTCGTGCCGTAGAGGTCGAAGTCGGTCCAGAGCGTCGCGCCCAGGAACCGCACACCGTCGATGATCACGCCGTCATTGTTGAGGATCGTGACGTTCGAACCCTCGGCCTTGGCGCGCATCTTCTCCAGGTGCCGGAAGTAGCGCCGCTTGCCATAGAACTCGTGGTTGCCGGGGACGTAGAGGACCGGCACGTCGAACATCGCCTGAGCCCACATGACCCCGATGACGCCCACGGCGATATCGCCGGCGAGGATCACGACGTCGCATGCGGGCGGCGCGTAATCCTTCGGCATGGCGCCGAATTCCAGGTGCAGGTCACTGAGTACGAGGAGGCGCAACGACGGTCCTTCAAAAGCGATCCGGTGGTCGGACTCGAACCGACGCCTCGGGGTTAACGACCCCGCACTCCGGGTCTGCGCAGACCCAAGAGACGAACATGCGCATGCTCGCCCCAGCCCTAGAGCTTCACCGGTCTTGAAGTGGCTGGACCGTCGAGGGCAACGCCCCGATCCACTCTCTCCGCATCAGGGAACTCGGCGGCGGGGACGGAACGACAGCCACCCGACCTGCCTCGACGCAGACCACAATTTCGGGCAGGGGTTTTCAGGTTGCCGAGGCAACCGGGCGAGTCCCCTGCGAGGAACCCCGTCAGCTTGATGCGGCGGGCGTTGACGAACCGCCTTGGCCCTTCCCGCGAACCTGTATGCGCGACGCTGTTGAGAACTTGGGTCTCTCACGTCCGCAGGGACTGCCCTCGGGTGTCGGGTGACGTGATTACTGGCAGAAGGTGTTAACCATGTCAACAATCGTGATGCCGGGCTTCTTGCCTGCGACATTCTGTCATTGAATCGATGCGGATTGCCGGTATGGGTGACGCGCCGGCGATGGGCCGGCGATGGAGATTTCTATGGGAACGCCTCTCTACAAAGTCACCGCTTCCGTCGGCGAGGACGCCGAAGTCATCAACCCAAATGGTGAGAAGGTCGTCGACCTCCTCACGAAACACGACCCCGAAGTAACCACCTTCTTCGCGTTCATCCGTCCCGGTGAGCAGTTCAACGACGAACTGGTGATCCGCTGGCTGCCGCAGCTTCAGGGTCCTACGGACGGGGACAACAACCAACACGATCTATGCCTGATCGCCTTGCCCGTTCACGTGCCGATCTGTCAGTTCAACGGAAACAATGCGGACTCGATTTTCATAGCCAATTCGGGGGGAGGCAACACAATCCGGTTCCCCAAGACCGGCCCAATCGGTTTCGGCATCAACCCAGCGATGGTGGTCCTCCGCTGGACTGGCTCAGCGTGGATCGTCTTGGGTAGCACGGGATGCACCTTGGAACTCTATCCGCCGCCCGCCCCCTG